GCACGGCGCGTCCTAAAGGCTCTAAGAGGCCCGTCTTCGTCGTACACCATCCATTTCATGTTTTGTCCTCCGTTGAGCTTTCAGTCTGCCACAAAAAAAGTGTTGACACGGTAACTTTTTTGCGGAAGATACGGGTTGTGCATTCCGCACATACAGGAGAAAACAATGTTTGAAGATATGAAGGATATGAGCGCAGCGGAGTGGGTCGAGGCAATCATCTTCACTCTGTTCGTACTGGTGGCAATTCCAGCCTTGTTCGCAATCGCCGAAGTGCTGGCTTGAACACACAAGCAATGCGCCGAGAGTACCAACTTTGGGCTAAATCTGTAACTGGTAAGTCAGAGACGTATGCAGAATTTGGCCCTATGTGGGACATTTGGCACACTGCTTGGAAAGCAGCATTCAGAGTGCGTAACGAACGCAAACCATTGACGGATGACAAGATTTGGGAACTGCATAGCATTGCCAAATCGTCATTGCAGTTTGCCCGATTGATTGAGGATCAACATGGAATTAAGTTTGAGTAGACAAGACATCATCCGCATGGCAGGGCACAGAGAAGTGCCGCCTTGGGTCATGAAGTTGGTGATGGATTGCGTAAATGCGGAGCGTGAAGCGTGTGCTGAGATATTGGCAAATACTGATTTGAGTGGATTAAGAGACCACCCATTACAAAACTGGGTTGCGGGTCTGTTGTTTGAGTTTATCAAAGCTATCCGAGCAAGGGGGGATAAATGACACACGACCAGTGGCTTGAACAACCTTACATTGATGCGGCAGATCGTCAGTCCAGCATTGAGTTGATGATGGAAGAAATCTTTTATGCTTATGACAAATTGGCAATGTTTAAAGAATTTATGGAAGACGTTAAATACGATCCTATTTTGGCTCAGTACATTGTTGAAAAGAAGTTTACGGAAGCAGGACGTTGCCTCTGGTCGGATTACATCGATTGGTTGTGGGAGTGTGCAAAGACTGAAGCGGAGCATCGCATTCGATTTCAATGACAAGAAAGGACATCATCATGAGTAAGTATGCAGAACGCAGGAAAATTGACGTATCGGAACACATCGAGAAAAAGAATGGACTGTCTTACCTTTCGTGGGCTTGGGCAGTAGATACTTTGTTGCTGCACGACGAAACCGCAAATTGGGAATACGTCGAGCCAATCAAATTTAACAACACTTTGATGGTGCAAGTTAAGGTTCACGCTTTTGGAACTACCCGCAAGTGCTTGCTGCCAGTGATGAACCACCGGAATCAGGCTGTAGACAATCCTGATGCGTTCCAAGTCAATACCGCGTATATGCGTTGTTTGGCTAAAGCAATCGCCATGCACGGAATCGGACTGTATATCTACAATGGCGAAGACTTGCCTCCAAGCGACGATGCCCCTGCCAAACTTCAGCCTGAGGACGTAGCGCAGATTGAAAAGATTGCGTCCAAAGCAAAGGTTGAAATCAGCAAGATTTGCGAGGGTTACAACGTCCAGTCTTTGTCAGACATCCCTGCGAGTCAATACGGGAAGATCATCTCAAACCTGACCAAAAGGGTAGTGAATGCGGTTTCGGATCAGTGAGGGTGATTGCCTGTCGGAGCATGGGGTTATCTTCATGCACCAGCGTTACCGACAGGCTCAAAAACACAGGTTTAATGTTCAAACCATCACTGGGGTATCCAACAGGGAATTTGTTGAAATTGAAGTAATGTTTGTCAAAGAAACGATGCACGGCAAAAGATATTCTGAACCACAAAAACTGTGGGCAGATTGGGTAACAGGAACACTCTACAAAAAGGATGGACAATGTATAAGTTCGCCACAACTACGCTTGATCAAAAATTGACAAGCGACTTGCAGGACTATTCGACGTTCCTGATGGCAGCAGAAAAATCACTGAAGCAGTGTCACAACGATTGCCTAATGAATCGCAACCACATGGCACTTGCAGAAGCAGAAAAGACTCTTGTTATTGTTAATCGACTCGCGGATTGGCTGGAAAATGAGATTTCACGAACTGTTTGATTTTAAGCCCATTCAACACGCGCCTATCAATCGAACAACTCACTTGCTTGACGATAAAGATGACACTTTCAAAAAGTATGATGGTTCATTGCGGAAACAAATTCTTTGCTTGCTGCACGACGAAGGACCAATGGCGACGTTTGAGGTTTCAGACGCACTCAAATGCAACCCGCCGACAGCAAAGGCAGCACTAGCCGATCTTGCACAAAAAAATCTAATCCGTTCATTGCCAAAACGCGCAAAGAATGTTCCTAGTATCTGGGAGAGAATATGAGTAATTTTCTTGCAATCTATCTAATCGCCGGAGTAACGGTAGCCTACCTAATGACTGCTGCCATCCTAGCAATCCAAGGCAATCCGAAACTGGCACTGGTGTTTTTTGGGTATGCCATCTCAAACATTGGGCTGATGCTGGCAACGTGGTGATGTACGGTTGCTACAATCGCGCACCCCTGCTGGACACCATTCTTGTCCAAGTAGGTTGGAAGGATGGACGCAGAGTGATGCGTGAGTATCCGGTAACAATGACAAAAGACTGTCAATGGTCAAAGGATCACAATGACAAACGATGTGACGGATGTTCGTCAAGGCACGGAAGCATGGAAAGTGCTGAGGCTCGGCAAAGTTACGGGTTCTAGGATTTCTAGCGTACTGGCGAAGAAGGGTTCAGCAACTCGCCAAAATATGCTGGCAATACTTGCAGCGGAAAGGATGTCTGGGCAGAGTCATGAAATTTACGTCAATGCAGCAATGCAATGGGGCGTAGAAACTGAATACCTAGCTCGGGAGGCGTATGAGGCTCGTAATGACGTTATGGTGATGCAGACAGGGTTTTGCCCTCACCCGCGCATCCCAAACGCAGGGGCGAGTCCTGATGGGCTAATAAACACTGACGGACTGCTAGAGATTAAGTGTCCCAATACTTCGACTCATATTGAGACACTCATAGCTAAAAAAGCCCCGACAAAGTACATCCCTCAAATGCAGTTTCAAATGGCTTGCACTGGTCGGAAGTGGTGTGACTTTGTGAGTTTTGACCCGCGTATCGAGCAGTCTTACTTTCAAATCAGGATAGATAGGGACAACAAATATATCGAGGATATGGAAAAGCAAGTGGTTGAGTTTTTGGTAGAAGTAGACAAGTTGGTAAATCTCATACAGGAATCGAGAAATGAATAAAATCTTTTTGTTTGGTCGTGTTGGCAAAGACCCCGTGGTTAAAGTGACTGCGAATGCAGATCAGGTTGCATCCTTTAGCATTGCTACCAGCACCGTCAGCAATCGCAATGGCGAGCGCAAAGAACATACCGAATGGCACAACTGTGTCGCATTCAAATCGACGGCCAGCATTGTTGAGAAATATGTCCAGAAAGGCTCACAACTGCTGGTTGAGGGTTCTGTGCGGACCAGAGAATATGAAAAGGATGGCCAAAAGCGTTACTCAACAGAAGTCATTGTTGATCGGCTGACTATGGTTGGTAAGGGTGATAAGCCTGCCGTTGATGCGCCTGTTGCCAAATCTGGAAAGAAATCCGATCCGTATGAAGACGAAGTCCCATTCTGAGGTAACTATGAGCATTTTTAATGATGTGAAGCAATTTATGGATGCTTGCGATCAGCAACCATCTGAAGAATTGGCAACCATGTACCTACACCTTATCAATGAAGAATTAAATGAACTCGACGAAGCAGTCGAGGGTGGCGGTCATGCTTTGGCATTGGACGCGGTATGCGATACCATCTGGACGCTTATTGGTTATGCACTGGCTAAAGGCTATCCAATTGAAACAGCTTGGGACGCAGTAACTCTGAGCAACCTTCGCAAGATTGATTTGAAAACCGGAAAGGTTCGCCGCCGGAGCGATGGTAAAGTTCTAAAGCCGGAGGGTTGGAAACCGCCGGACATCCAGAAAATTCTTGAGGACGCAAATTATGAATGAAACCATTGCAAGCATTTTGGGACGCACTATCGTCGATGTTCTGCTGGACGAAGATGAGGATGTTGTTCTCTGTTTGGATGACGGCAAACACATTCTTATTACTCTCGACGAAGAGGGTGAGGCGTGTTTGTTAATCTCTGACGAAGAGTTTGACGCATGACAATAGGGGCTTTGGCCCCTTTTTTATTTGGGTGACTTATGAATCATCTAAGAGAGTTTGCAACAGTCCGGGATCATGAAATCTTGGACGCTATTGAGCAGTGCGGCAGCAATGCCAAAGCAGCAGCACACCTAAACATTGCAAAACGCAACATAGAAAAAGCCCTACAGAGATTGCGCCGCAGAGCAGCTTTGCGCGGTATCAGCCCCGTCCATGATATGACTCACTCTGTCCCCGAGGGCTATTCGGTAAAGGGCGTATCGACCTATTACGACAGCGATGGCAAGGTTCGCGGTCAATGGGTAAAGAGTCGCCAAGATAAGCAAAATGACGAAGACATTAAGCAAGCATTCCTAGAGGCTTTTGCCGAGGACATAGTTAGGGTTGCACCTACACACGCGCCCACGCAGCATGGTGACGAAGATTTCCTAAACTTGCTGTGCTATGGCGACCCTCACGTGGGTTTACGCTCATGGCACGAAGAAACAGGACAAGACCATGATCTTGATTCTGCCGAACGATTGTTTACCGGATGTCATGCAGATTTAGTAGAACGCGCACCTAGTGCTGCAACTGCCATCTTGTTGAATCTTGGGGATTATTTCCACAGTGACGATGGCGAGGACCGCACAAAACGAAGCGGCCACCGTTTAGATGTTGACGGACGTTACCAGAAGGTTCGCAAGGTAGGTTTTAGGATTATGCGGAACATGATTGCAATGTGTCTCCGCAAGCATGAAAAAGTGATTGTGTGGAACATCATTGGCAATCACGATGATTACAGTGCTATCGACTTGAGTTTGTGGTTGCAAGTAGCTTATGAGAATGAACCACGCGTAACCATTGAGACATCACCCAACAAGTTCTATTACGCTCGATTTGGTGATGTGATGCTGGCAGCTACGCATGGCGATACCATCAAGCTAGAGCAGTTGGCAGCAGTCATGGCTTGCGATCAGGCAAAGATGTGGGGCGAGTGCCAATATCGATATGCACACATGGGACACGTTCACCACAAATTGACCAAGGATTTGCCGGGGGTTTCTGTAGAGACTCATCGAGTGCTACAGCCCAATGATCTATGGGCGCACAATGCAGGGTATCGTAGCCAGCGCGATGCTCAGTGCATTACCTATCATCGACGGTTTGGGGAATACGCTAGAACTATTGTGAATCCGTCAATGATTTAACGGAGTCATAGGCTTTGTAGCAAGCCTTCAGTTCTGCCATTACTTCGTCTGCTCTTTCAGCTTCCCGGACAAGAAATTCTGCATCGTTTCGGTAAAGTTGTGATCCGTCACAGCTTTCGGTAATTCTGGAATCTGAGGGCAAATTTTCGTCACGGGTTGGACGGAGCCGCAACCCGCCAAAGACAGCAGCAGAAGCGCGATTGATAGCGTTGATTTCATGTTGTTTGTCCTTTTGGATTTGGTTGGACTGAGATTGCATGGTGCGTTCAGTATCGCGTGTTTGAGCGGCTAGCTTTGCCATCTCAATCTGTGCCTGAGCTTTGTAAGCGTCGAACTCGACTTGTACTGAGTGCTTACCACTTTTGTATCCAAGTCCATAGATGGTTGCCACCGTCAATCCGGCAGCAATCAAGATTCCAGTTAATCTGCTGATCCCAAACATTGCTGATACTCCTTCTGTCTGCGCTTAGTCAGCCCCGGTAACGGTTTACCGTTGAACTTGTCCCATTTGAGTATGCCCTTGCAAGCCCCGGCGTAATCGCCAGCGTTCAAGGATTTGACAATGCTTGACTTGCAGAATGCTGCTGGACCAATGTTGTATGACAATTCGATATAAGCATCGTACTCATACTGGTACAAAGGCACAGACACGCACTTCTTTATTGCTTTCTCAAACTTATTAGAGTCTTTAAGCAACTGGACTAATGCTCGCTCTGGATTTGTCTTGTCGCCCATTCGGACGTTTTCAGTAGTGCCAAATCCAATAGTAGGAACATCGCCAGCAACAGGAACATAAGCATCACTCCGATAACCCTCAGACAAAGCAATGCCGACAAGAGCAGTTGCAGAAAGTGATAACGCAGCGATTTGAACACGACTCACATTAGCCCCATGAATTTAGCAGCATACATTGCAGCAACCCCGACCATTGCCCAGACTGCTTTGTATACCCAATCGACTGCCACCTTTTGATGACTATCGTCTTTTTCTAGGGCTACAATTCGTCCATCGTGGTTGTCCAGCAATTTAAAAATACGGCTTTGAGTCTCCGACATCTTTTCTTGACGTTCGTCAATGATTGCGAGTTTAGTCAGTGCAGCGGCAATGTCTCTCATTACCAGCTTCATTTCGGACATATCTTCATGCAGTGATTCGACCTTGTTGGTCAGGACCGCAATATCAGTTTCGGGATTCATGATCATTCTCGATTAAGTCGGATATATTGCAGTTACTCTGTCATTAACAGTCAAACCCGTTGCAAACACAATGCTTGTGCCGCTGGTCACAGTTACATCAGAACCATTAACCATAGGACATCCATTTACTACTACTTGTATTTTACCGGAAGTGTAAGTGGTAGAAGTAGTAAAGGTTGTTTGCCCTGCGGTTGCTGTAAAACTGTCATAAATCATTTTCCCCGGCACTTGACCAGTTGGCAATGCAAATGTGCCACCAAGAGAAATGTTGCCAGATGAAGTAACCGTACCAGACAGGCTAATGCCAGCGACAGTACCCGTACCAGACACGCTTGTTACAGTGCCGCCACTTGAGGGGCTGGTGTTGGTAACAGTAAAGTTTGGATAAGTACCAGTAACCGAAATGCCCGTACCATTGGTAAAAGCAACGGTTTGATCCGGCGCGGAATTGGTGACAGTAATTGAACCAGTACCATTAGTAATGGTGATACCAGTTCCCTGCGTTAGCGTTGCTTTTGTCAGAGTGCCGCCAGTGGTATTGCCAATTAGCAATTGACCATTGGTATAGGTTGTCTGCCCCGTGCCGCCATTTGCAACGGCAACAGTGCCAGTCACATTGCTTGCAGTGCCAGTGGTGTTCTGGTTGAACGTCGGCCATGTAGCAGTTGCGGTTGACCAGTTCCAAGTGCCAGTCGGCGTATACGAACCACCAAGTTCTAGAATTGTGTCTGCTGCATCACGAACCGTTTTGGCTCGATTGACAGTGGTAAGACCAGTAAAAGTAAGCAAACCAGTCTGACCGCTAATAGACACACTAGCAGCACTACCAGTAGTGTTTTGATTAAGCGTAGGAACATCAGCAGCTTGAATTGTGGACATAACCACATTAGTGCCATTGCCACGCAAATAAGAACCGCTGGTAACTGCACCCGCAAAACTGTTCATCGCTCCTTGCGCTGTTGTTTGCCCTGTGCCGCCTCTATTTACTGCAACGGGTGTCCCATTCCAAGTTGCTGATGTTATTGAACCAGCATAATCTAAAGTGTTTGTTGACCACGACACATTGGAAGGGGATTGGTCATGCCTGTCCCAAGACCCTGCTGCATTTGCATTTGAATTCAAAACAACCGTTACATAACCGCCCGATGGCACGGATGCAATTAATGTTCCCGAATTGTTGTTTACGGTAATTGCGCCGCTGCTTTGATTGTTGTTAAACGAAAAAATAGTTCCATTTAACAACGTTGTAGCGTTTGGCAGTTGTATTGTTTGTCCACCCGAACCTGTAACTAAATAAACGGGAGTTGATGATACCGTTAAAGTTATTTGTGTTCCTGATGCCGCAACACTTGTGAAACCATTGAAATAAGCATTTGCTGTAATGTTATTGTTTGCATCACGTAATACGACTGAGTTTGCGCCGCTTGAAGATGTAACTCCTGTGCCGCCATTGGCTACGGCTAATGTCCCACCAAGGGTGATTGTCCCTGATGTAGTAATTGGGGAACCTGTTGTTGTGAGTCCCGTTGTTCCACCCGACAGATCAACCGATGTAACGGTTCCCGAACCACCGCCACCACCAAGTTGAATGACCGTGCCGCCAGCATTCTTGGTATAAAGTTTTGCATCAGCAAGATTAACTGCTAACTCACCAACAGCCAAATCCGTCGATAGCGGCACTTTGGCCGCTACCGAGGATTTTTTTAGAACAATTTTGTTAGCCATTGGGCTTTCCTTTTCCTTATAGAAGGTGGATTAAATTTAATAAATTAGAAAGTACCACCATCAACATTGATTTCATAAGCATCAATCGCAGTCAATTGACCCTGAGCATTGACGGTAGCAACCAAAGTCGATGTGCCAGCAACAACACCATAAGTGCCAGCAGAAACGGCGGTGTTGGTGATGCTGAACTGATTGCCCGTCAGCGTTAAGCCCGTGCCAGCAGTGTAGCTTCCAGCAGCAGAAAATTGCACCCAAGTAACCGCAGTAGTGCCAAGCGTACCGCCTTTATTGACAGAACAAACCCAACCAGAATCGGCTTGAGTCGAACCCTGTTCAACAAAGGTAAATGCAGAAACTAATTCGTTCCAAGTATCCGCATCAGTCGAACGCGCCCAAGCAGATGCAGAGGCTACATAAATACCATTTTGCGATTGAGTGGTTTGGTTCTTGACCAGCACGCGATCACCGGCAACCACCGAAATGCCATCAATCGTTTGCAAACCAGAAAGGGTAATGTTTGTGGTAGTTGCAGCAACGCAAGAAGCCTTAACAATCAAACCCTGAGCTACCGAATCAACATAAAACTTAGTTGCAGCATCCTGATCATTGATAGGATCGGCAAGGTTGTTTAGAAGTTGATTGCCAAAGCTATAAGGAGAAGTGGGCGAAGAAATGTCGTTGAGAGTTGCGCTTGCTGCCGCAGTAACAAGACCCTTGCCGTTGACAGTAACTTTGGTGTAAGTACCAACATTGGTATTTACAGTTGCCAAAGTACCAGCAGCAGTAACATTACCTGTGCCATCAAAAGTTGGCGAGGTATATGACAAATCTCCAGTAATGCTAATGGTGCGACCAGTTGCAAGTGCAGTTGCAGTTGCGGCATTGCCAGTAATGCTTCCGGAAATTGCATTTGAGAATGTTTTGGTTCCACCAATAGTTTGGTTGCTGCTTGTGTCAACAAATGCACCAG